CGGCAAAAAGCGTGCGCAGATCATCTTGGCGGCTCTGGAGGAGGGTAATTCCTACAGGGCCGCCGCCGGTTTGGCGGGCATTTCGGAAGATACTCTCCGCCGCTGGATGAAGGATTCTGCCAGTTTCGCGGTGAAAGTTGATGCTGCTCGGGCTCATGCCGAGGCCGATGCGGTGAGGAAAATGCACCTTGATCCGCTGGGCTGGAGGTTCGCCTTGGAGCGCCAATATGGTTGGCATGAACAGAAGCGTCTGGAGATCGAGAACCTTGCCGGCTTGAGGATTGTGGATGACGAAGCTCCTGGAGATCTCGCTTCCACGCCCGCACCCGAGACAGGCTGAGATCGAGGCATGTACAGCCAAGCGCATTGTGATCCGGGCGGGCAGGCGAGGGGGCAAGACCACGATGGCGGCCCGGAAGGCGATCATCGCCGCCGGGGCCGGTCGGCGGGTGCTCTACACGGCCCCGATCGTCGAGCAGACCGATGCCTTCTGGACCAAGTGCACCGACTGGCTGAGCGCCGCTTTCCTGACCAAGCTCATCGACAAGAACGAGACGCGCAGGCTTCTCGACTTCAAGCATTCGGGCGGGCGGATCACAGCTCGTACGGCCTTCAAGCCCGATCACCTGCGCGGCGACTACGGCGATCTGATCCTCTTCGACGAATACGCCTTCCAAGACCCCGAGGTGTGGGAGAAGGTGGGCGCACCGATGACGCTGGACAACGACGGCGATGCCTGGTTCATGGGCACTCCCAACAAGCGCAATCACTTCTACCGGCTCGATCTCCAGGCCAAGAACAACGACGACGGCCGCTGGGCCTCGTTTGCCTTCCCGTCGACCGAGAACCCCCACTTGAGCGCCTCAGCCCTGGCCGAACTTTCCCAGGACATGACGGCCGAGGATTATCGGCAAGAGATCCTGGGCGAGTTCGTCGAGGGCGAGGGGCAGGTGTTTCGGGTGCGGGATACGCACTTCTGGAAGCCCAATGGCGGCCATGCCGATCATCCCAAGGGCACTACGATCGACTGGGGGCAAGTGCAGGACTACACCTCGATCTCAGTCGGTTGTCTGCAATGTCACAAGGAGTTGGAGCTGATCCGCTTCCGGGGCATGAGCTATCCCGACCAGCTCCAGCGGATCAAGGAGCTCTATCAACGGGTCGGGGGCAGCATATGGGCCGAGGCCAACAGCATGGGTTTGCCCAACATCCAGCAACTCCAGGCGGACGGCGTGCCCGTCATGCCTTTCGATACCACGCTCCAGAGCAAGCGGCAGATTATTCAGGGGCTCAGGCTGGCCCTGGAGCGGGATGAGTGGCAATTCGTCGAGGATATGGTTGCCCGGCTTGAGCTCGAAGCCTATGAGGCGACGACCTCACCCAGGACTGGGCAGACGACGTACCAGGCGGCCGAGGGGGCGCACGACGACACGGTGATCTCTCGGGCGCTTCTTGTCTGGGCGGATGCCCAGGGGCACATCACATTGGGGTAGCTATGCGAGACATGCTTCTGACACCCCGGAACGCCATGCGAATTGCAGACTGGCCGTTTTCTGCCGGGCTGAGAGAGGGCGCTTACGAGCTCTCCACCGGCCAACGCCTTAGCAGTGGCAAGTATGCCAGGTCGGCCTGGGCCTATGCTGCCATGCAGATCCGGGCGACGGAACTGGCTCGGTTGCCGTGGCGCATTGTGCGCAATGGTGAGGTTGTTGAGAACCATCCCCTGCACGAGATGCTGGCCAACTTCGGCCGGGAGAGTAACTGGGCTGAGGTCATGGGTGCCTCGGAGATCGACATGCTCATGACCGGCGCAGGCTACTGGCTGATTGACGGAACCGAGCTCCGGCGCTTGAGCTCTCCCACGATGAGTGTGAAGGCGGACCGGAGTGGCATCCAGGAGTTCGTCCAGACGATCCAGGGCACAATCGTGAACCGTTTCAAGCGCGATGAGGTGGTCTACTTTCGTGAGCACGATCCAGACAACGATCTACTGCCAGGTGTGCCTGTGATCGACGTGATCAAGAGCGCCATTGCCCAAGAGTACGAGGCAAGCAGATACGTTGAAGCGCACTTCAAGAATGACGCTATTCCCAGCTTGTTGCTGAGCACGGAGCAAACTGTCCCCGAATCAGAAATGGACAAGATCATCCAGTGGTGGAAAAAGAGGTTTGGCGGATCGAGACGTGCGGGTGGTGTTGGCTTTGCCGATAAGGGGATGAAGGCAACGCTTCTGTCGGCTGACATGGCTAAGCAAGCCCTGGTCGAGATCCGGGAACAGGCTCGCAACGACATCTGTGTCGGCATGCGTGTACCCAAGGTCCTGCTCGACATTCAGGGAGCGACCTTCGCCAATGCTGCTGAGGGGCGAAAGTTTCTCCTCGAGGACACAGTGATCCCGCGGGCCGACTACTATGCCGACGTGATCAACGAGGACCTTGTAGATCAGGTTGATCCGAGCGTCACCTTCGAATTTGCCACGGATGAGCTAGAGATTCTCCAAGAGGATGCGACGGCCAAGTGGGCACGATTGGCTTCGGCGATCAATGCAGGGGCCATCACGCCTGAGTTTGCCCGGCAAGAGATGGGCTGGCCGGAGACGGCTGCCCCGGAGGTACAGGAGCAACCCCTGACTCCGGAGCAGATTGATCTCAGGGCATGGCGGCGGAAGTCGCTCAAAGCCCTGCGCAGTGCAGGAAGCGCCGCCGTGGAGTTCGAGAGTCGAGTGATTCGGTCTACAGTCCGGGCGGCGATCTCGGCCCAGCTTGCCGGGGCTAAGACCAGCACCGACGTGCTCGGCGTATTCGACGGGATGCGATGACGGACCTCGAGGACAAGAAGCGCCTGACGGCGATCGTGGCCCGACTCTTGGCAGAGCAGTTTCGGGCCGTCTCTGCGGAGCTTGGCCTGCCCGCGCGCGCGGAGGATTTGCCACCCTGGCCGCCTCGCAACACAGATGCCTGGCGACTGTTCTGGCGTGAGCAGGATAAGCTCATGCGCAGGGAACTCACACCGGTCCTGCGCAGTCTCGCCGACGGCAAGATGAGTGAGCTCATGCTGCTCGTCAAGACTGATGTGTGGATCGAGCTGGTAGATACGGCCATCGCCAAGGCGCAGGCGGCGATCCTGCTCTGGGCGGACAGCTACACCTTCGGGCTTGTGAAAGGGATCAACGAGACCAGCCGGAACGTCATCGAGGACGCTCTGCAAAAAGCATTGACATTGCCGGGCTTTACGCGCGAAAATCTTGTAGCCGAGCTGGCCCCCACGTTCGGAGCCAACCGGGCGGAGATGATCGGGGTTACTGAGGTCACTCGGGCCTATTCGGAGGGGCAGCAGCTCGGCGCTCAGGAGCTCAAGGACGTGGGCATTATCGCTGTGGCGGTTTGGCACGTGAACGAGGGCTCGACCACGCGGGAGCCGGACGAGTGTGATGACCGGGATGAGCTGCCCGAAAGCGAATGGCCGACTGACGAATTCCCGCCACTCCACGTCAATTGTGAATGCACTGTGACCTATGACATCCGGGGGCCGGCATGATCGAGACGATCACCATCGAGGGGATGCCTGGATTGATGCTGGCTCTGAACGGCCTGGCTGATGGCAAGTACCGGAAGCCGGCCATGCAGGCGATTGGCGAGATTGTGCGGGCCGAGGCTGCACCTTACCCGCCGCTGACGATGGCAAACAGCCCGCTCAACCCGACCGGCCGCTGGTATCAGCGGGGCTACGGGCCTCGTTCGCGCACGGGCTGGGGCCGAGAGAGCTCGGAGCATCTGAACAAGAGCTGGTACGTCAGTGCCAGCGTCGATCAGGTGGAAGTGGGCAACAAGGCCAGTTACGGGATCTTCGTCCAGGGCGATGAACAGGCGGGCTTCCATGGAGAGCGGGGCTGGAAGGTGCTCTCTGTCGTCGCCCGAAATAAGCTCGATGAAGCCATCGAGATCATCTGGAAGTACGTCGAGAAGGTGTGGAACACATGAAGATCAGACTGAGAGACACTGGCGCAATCCGGGCTGTGCTCGACGGTGAGATCAAGCGCCTTGAGGTCCTGGCTGCCCCCTTCGGCGCGCCGGATCGTCTCGATCGGCTTCACCAGTACCTCGATGCCCGCACCGACTTCATGATCAACGTGGGCGATCGCCGGCCGACGCTCTACTTGCATGGCTACTCGCCGCAAAGCCGGGCGATTGAAAAGCCTGTTTCCCTGGGTGCTTCGGAGGTCAGTCGGATCGACGAACGCGGTGTGTGGATGATCACGCCCGATCTCTCGCAGCATCCCCTGGGCCTGCGCACCTGGCAGGCGGCGATGGAGGGGAACGCTGGTGCATCGACCGGCAGTGTAAACTATCTTGTGAGGCCCCCCGACAATCGGCCTGGACACGTAGATGTCTGGCCGATTGCGGAGCTCTCGATCTTCGACAAGGGACCGGGCCGTGTCCCAGTCAGCGATGATGCCATTGTCTTGCCCATGAGGGCATTCTTTTCACAGGTCGGTCTTGATCTTCCGACTGCGTTCGAGGCCGGTGAGGATAAGGACCAGGACGAGGCGGATCGACCTCCAATCCGAACGACAGGAGTGTTTGACATGGACGCTGAGATTTTGAAGGCAATCAACGACGGCATCTCTGCGGCTTTCGTGGCCCAGAACGTGGCCGTTGCTGCGGCCGAGACGGAGCGCGCTGCGATGCGTGCTTCGATCCTCGAAGAGCTGAAGAAGGATCCGGTGCAACGCCGGGCCGTCTTCAACGTCACTGAAGCTGACCCGACCAAGGGCCAGGACGCCGGCAAGCAAGAGACTTACGCCTACATGCGCGCGCTGGTCGAGGATGCGCGGCGTGTGGCCGACGGCGGGCTCCCGCTGCGATTCGCAAGTGCCAAGCGAGGGCTTGAGGAAAGCGAAGCGGCCGAACTCGGTGTGCTCGTCCCGGACGATCTCTATGCCGGGATCAGCGAAGAGCGAGGCAAGTACTCCCTCGTCCGCCGGTCAGGGATGCGCACGTTCAC